ACGGAACAACTACTTTCAACGTTCCCGACCTGCGCAACAGGGCGCGTGTGTCGGTTATGTCTTCTGGCGCGCGATTGACTGCGGCTGTTTCAGGCATTGATGGAGCGGTTGTTGGCTCTGGCGCATCAACGTCGGAAAGCACTACGCTTTTGACAAGTCAGATCCCATCGCATAGCCACTCGCCCACCTTGACTGACCCAGGCCACCTTCACTCTACTTATGGCGTATTCGGAGGAGGTTCACTCGCACAAGGTTCAGGTTTTTCGAACCAAGTCTCAGCTACGGGCACCAGCACCACGGGCATCACTGTGTCAGTTGGTAACACAGGCGGTGGCACCGCGCACACTAACGTACAGCCAACGGCCATCGCGGGCCTAACTTTTATTAAAACCTGATGCCCATTAAATCCGTCAAACTAATACCGGGCGTCAACGTCGAAAAAACACCGACGCTGAACGAGGCAGGCATATCGCAAAGCGCATTCGGGCGCTTTCGTGACGACCTGTTTCAAAAAATTGGCGGGTGGGCGCAGTATTTCTTCTATAACGCTGGTATTCCGCGCGCGCTTCACGCTTGGCAAGACCTGAACTCAGTTGGCCATCTTGCGGTCGGTACAACGTCGTCATTTGGCGTGATTACATCCGGCGCTGTCAACGTGTTGACGCCGCAACAAGTCACGACAAACCCGGCGGTTAATTTTTCTACAAGCACATCGCAGCCAAACCCTAAATTAGTCACTATCATCGACGCCTCGCTAACCGGCGTGACGACCATATACGATGGCGTCTATTTTAACACGCCAGTGTCGGTCGGTGGCCTTATTCTGTCCGGGTTTTACTCAATCATTGCGCCAATAGTTTCAGCAACTAGCTACACCATCGCGGCGGCTAAAAACGCAACGTCCACCGTTAACAATGGCGGTGCGGTGCCGACGTTTAAGACAACTTCCGGCTCTGCTGTCGTTGAAGTTGGCCTAACGGCACACGGCCTTGCAAATAACGATACTATCAATTTTCCAATAGCGACAACAGCTAATGGCATAACCATTGTCGGTTCATACGTCGCCACTGTTGCGAGCGACGCAGACAAATTTACCATAACTGGCAACGCTCAGGCCACTGCAAGCAGCACCGTGTCTATGAATGGCGCAGCGGCGCAGCTTCTTTATACGATCACGGCAGGCCCGGCGGCGGCTGGCGCGGCATATGGTACGGGAACAACCGTCCCTGTTACTTTTGTAAACGGGTCGTCAAATATAAAAAGTAGCAGCGCAACATTACCAATAACGGGCGGTACGCCTTGTTCGTTTACGACGACTAACACTCTGCCGACAAACTTTGCGCCGTTGACCAAATCGGTAACATTCACAAATTCGTCGGCAAATATAGATGGGGCAAGTTTGCCCACAACTGCGGGGGCGCTGGTTACCTTCACGGGCGCATTGCCGATCGGGTTCGACGTAGGGAACACATACTACATTCTTCCCGGCGGAAGCTCGTCAACGATCACCGTTGCGGCATCCGTTGGCGGGACGGCCATTGTCGCTGGAAGTGCGGGTGGTTCCGGCACTATGGCGTATAACAATACGTTTTTTACTCTGCCAACCGGGGTGTCTTCTGTAACATTTACAAATTCATCCGCGAATATAACGGGCGTTGTCAGTGATCTGCCAACAACGGTAAATACACCCGTTACTTTCACTGGTTCAGTGCCAACTGGGTTTACCGTAGGGACGACATATTACATTTTAACGGGCGCATCATCGTCAACGATCACTGTATCATTAACCGTTGGGGGGGCGGCTGTTGTCGCTGGGGGTGCTGGTTCCGGCGTCATGGCGTATAGCTCAACATCTTCGATTGCTACATTATCCAACGCAAACGGCGGCGCTGCAATCGTTGCGGGCAGCGCGGGCTCTGGCACGCACACACTAAACATAGGTTTCGGCAGCGGCACATATGGGTTTGGTATCACACCCGGTACGCAAACCGGAACGCCTATCAGCGCCACAAACTGGACGATAGACAACTGGGGGCAGGACGTTGTTGCATGCCCGGCAGGTGGCGGCATTTACTACTGGAACCCCACTGGCGGGTTCTCAACGCTAGTCAACATCCTCACCGCGCCCGCATTCAACGAGGGCATCTTCGTCTCAATGCCGCAGCAAATCCTTGTGGCATATGGTTCTACCGTCGCGCAGAACATCGGCGTGCAGCAAGACCCGCTATTGGTCGCATGGTCCGACATTGGCGACTTTGAGGCTTGGACGCCACTTACGACAAACCAAGCCGGTTCATACCGCATTCCGACAGGTTCAAAGATCGTCGGCGGCATACAGGGTCCGCAGAACGGCCTGATCTGGACCGACCTTGATATGTGGTCAATGAACTACCTCGGTTATCCATTGGTGTTTGGCTTTACCAAGGTCGGCGCGAACTGCGGCCTCGCCGGTAAACATGCGGCGTGTCAATTAAGCGGTAACGTGTACTGGATGGGCCAGTCCAACTTCTTCATGTTTGGCGGGTCCGGTGTTCAAGTCATCCCGTGCCCGATTTGGGACTATGTGTTCCAGAACGTCGACACCGCCAACATCTACAAGACTGTTGCCTGCGCCAACACGTCTTTCAACGAAGTGTGGTGGTTTTTCCCGGCGTCTGCCGGGTCGGGCGAGCCAAACAGATACGTTAAATACAACACTCTTGAGCGCACATGGGATTACGGCGTTCTGTCGCGCACGGCATGGATTGACCAGTCCGTTCTGGGACCGCCGATTGCCGCTTCGCCGGATTCTTACATCTGGCAGCATGAAACGACGGAAGACGCGGCGGGGTCGGCTATCGTCTCGTCTATGCAGACTGGTTACTTCGTTGTCAACGAAGCCCACGAAAAAACGTTCATTGACTTGATCTGGCCGGATTTCAAATACGGGCTATATGGCGGCTCTCAAGGGGCAAGTATTCAAGTCACGGTTTACGGTGCGGATTATCCGACAGACACGCCGACCGCATTTGGCCCTTTCACGATGAACTCAACCACGCAATACATAAACCTGCGAATGCGGGCGCGCCTTGTGGCGATGAAGTTTGAATCGTCTGATTTAGGATCGTTCTGGCGTATTGGCAACGTGCGTGTGCGATACGCGCAAGACGGCAAGGTGTAAAATGGCCTCATTAGATGACGTTGTTACAGCCGCGAACAACATTAACAAAAATCTGTCACAGCTTATTCAAGCTTTGAATTCCACGCTGTTAACGGTTGGCGCCAACCCCAGCGCCTCCGTTGGTCTGTCTGCCGTCAACGGTTCGGCTACGACGTTCATGCGAAGTGACGCAGCTCCGGCTTTGGATCAGACAATCGCGCCGACGTGGACGGGTAAAAATACGTTTAACAATGCCGTCACGCAGTTGGGTTCGTCGTCCGCGTTGCAGTGGTCAACAGACCTGATCCTGACGCGCTCGGCGGCGGCTACGTTGCAGATAGGCGCGGCGGATGCGGCGGCACCAGTAGCACAAACAATAATCGGGCAATCTGTTGTTGCGGGCACGTCAAACACCGCTGGCGCAAACCTTACGATCGGCGGGTCAAAGGGCACAGGATCGGGTGCGGGCGGGTCTCTTGTGTTCCAAGTGGCCCCTGCGGGGTCGTCCGGAACAACGCAGAACTCCCTGACTGCGGCTTTGACCATTGCGTCGACGAAAGCCGTCTCTGCGGTCGGGTCGATCACGGCACAAAGTGGCACGGCAATACCGGCTTCGGGTGCTGGGTCTCCGGGCTTCTTGGTATCTAGCACTGCCAGTTTTGGTGTGTTTTTTGGAGCAGGCACTCCTAATGCTGTACTTTCAGCGGCCAAAGGGTCGCTATATTTGCGCTCGGACGGCTCAACCACAAATGACCGACTATATGTTAACACCAATGGTTCCACAACGTGGACCGCCGTCACAACGGCAGCTTAAGGACCGACCATGCCTTTGATTAAATCCGGCACGAAACGCGCGATTTCCACCAATATCGGGGAAATGATCGCCGCTGGTCATCCCCAGAACCAGGCCGTGGCCGCCGCCCTAGACACAGCTCGCAGGGCAAAAATGGCCCGTGGCGGTTCGGCAACGCACGAGGGCGCCATCGTATCCCACATTCCGGGCCGCACCGACAAGATACCGATGGACGTAAAAAGCGGGTCGTTCGTCATTCCCGCCGATATCGTCTCGGGGCTTGGGCAAGGCAATACCTTGGCCGGTATCAAAAAGGTGCAGGATATGTTTGAGAATGTTGCCGGGTTCCCCGCCGAGGCCGACATTAGCGAACCAGTGCCGATCATTGCCGCCGGCGGCGAATACGTCCTGAGCCCGGCGACCGTTAAGAAATACGGCAAAGGCGACATCAATCGTGGTCATAATGAGCTAGACAAGTGGGTGATTAAAACCCGCAAAGAACTGATAAATACGCTTAAAAATCTTCCCGGCCCAGCGAAGGATTAGAAACCCGATGACAGCGCAATCCATTGTTCGACTTGCTAACCCAGACGACGAAGAAGGGATTATGGCGCTTTGCCGCATGCTGCACGAGGAAAATGGCCTTTTCCCGTTGGATGACGACATGGTTCGTGATACAATCCGTAAGGCTTTCAACAAGCAGGGCTTTATCGGTGTTATCGGGGCCAAAGACGCGCTGGAAGGCATCATCTACATGGTGATTTCCAACTTCTGGTACAGCAAAAAGCCCCATTTGGAAGAACTGTTCAACTACGTTCACCCGGATCACCGCAAGTCTGAACACGCTAAGTCGTTGATTGAGTTTGCTAAAAAATGCGCCACGGATGACATACGCCTTGTCATCGGCGTCATTTCAAACACGCGCACGGAGGCCAAAATCCGCCTTTATGAGCGCCGTCTCGGAAAACCCGCCGGGGCGTTTTTTGTATATCCGCCGCCCGCTGCGGCATTGATTGAAAGCCACTAAAATGGGTTCCAAGGGCAGCCAACAGAAAACCGAACAAACCAGCACCGCGACAAGCGCGCCTAACGCGCAAGCGGGGGCGTTGTACGGCGATATTCTCAACCAGTTGCAGGGTTATGTTCAGCAAAACCAGAATGCCCCGGTTTATGGTGGGGAGCGGGTAGCGCAGTTCACGCCGGACCAGTTGGCCGCCATGGGCACGGTCAATCAGGCTCAGGGGGCTTATCAGCCCTACATGCAGCAGGCGGGACAGTTCGCGCAGCAGGCGGGTTCGGCGATTACGCCGGGCCAGATTAACGCCGCGATGAACCCGTATCAGCAGCAGGTCATCGACGCCACAATGGCTCAGATGGGCCAGAAGAACGCCCAACAGATGTCCTCTCTGAAGGGCACAGAGGCGCAGCAGGGCGCTTTTGGCGGTTCGCGGGCGGCGGTCACGGAGGCAAATCTTGGCGGTCAGCAGAATATGAATATGGCCTCGACGCTGGCCGGACTGAACAATCAAAACTATACGCAGGCCGTTGCACAGGCTCAGGCTAACCGTGCGGCTGCGGGCACCGGCGCGCAGTTGGAATCCGGTCTCGGTACACAGTCGATGCAGCTTCCATTTATGGGTGCCCAGGCTCAGTTGCAAACGGGCGCGCAACAGCAGCAACTCGCGCAACAGAACTTAGACGTGCCATATCAGAATTTCTTGCAGCAGCAAGCTTGGACGCCGCAGATGCTCCAGTTTGAGGCTGGTCTCGGCACGGGCGTTGGTTCTCAGATGGGCGGCACCACGACCAATACTGGTCAGACCACTACTACGCCAGCGCAGCCTAATCCGTGGATGCAAGGACTGGGGCTGGCAACATCTATTGCCGCAATGCCTGTTACTGGCGGCGGGTCGCTATTTGGCAACTACTTATCGTCCGACAAACGCGCCAAAGAAAACATTGAGCCGGTTGGTCATCTAAACGACGGCCAGAAAATCTACAAATACAATTACAAGGGCGACCCCCATACTCAGATAGGGTTGATTGCTCAAGAGGTCGAACGCAAACACCCTGAAGCCGTCGGTGAATCAAACGGCCTTAAGACTGTTAATTACGATTTGGCGACTAGAAATGCCGTCCACAAAGCCGATGGCGGCAGTGTCGGCAGCGATATCGTCGGCAATGCGGTGCGTATGGCCCGGCAAATGCGGGAGGGCATGGCGGGGGGCGGCGTGCCCGGCGCTGGCGTTGGTACCGGCGAGTATATGGGCCATAAGATACCGGCCATTATCCCAACGTCGCAAATGGCAATGGGCAAGGGTGCCCCCAGCACGCCGGGGTTTGTGTCGTCGCCGGAGATGAAAGATCCGAATGCTGGCCTTATGAAAGGGCTTGGATCTGGATTGGGAACGCTCGCCAAAGCCGGGTATGACAAGTGGAATAAAACACCAGAACCATACACACCCCCTGCCGGGATGGACGAAACTGGTGGTTTTGGGTATGAGACGCCGCTTAAATCCCTCGGCGGCACGGTATCGCCGGAATCGGCCTATCATGGCTTTGCGCACAGGGCATATGGCGGCGATGTTGTTTTTGACCCAACGCCGATCAGCGAGCAGGGCGGTGAAGACCCCAACAAAGCCCCTGTAATGCCCCTTGAGGGCTTTACGGACCAGCCGCCATCCATCGTGCCCGCCGGTGAGTTTAAGCCCTATGAGGCCCCGCCGCAGGCCGACGTTCCTATGCCCCGCCCGCGTCCTGAAAGCCTCCGGGTTAACGACTTCGCTGCCGCCGCGCCGGCGCCTATTGGGGCCGACGCTGAGGCCCTTGTTCCTATCCCACGGCCGCCCCGCCCAAACTGCCGCCCAGCCAACTGACGACATATTCCCCCGGTTGCTCAGAACCGAAAGCACCGGCCGCCAACTTGATGAAAATGGCAACCCGCTGACGTCGCCCAAGGGCGCGATCGGCATTGCTCAAATCATGCCGAAAACCGGCCCAGAAGCCGCCAAACTGGCCGGGTTACCTTGGGACGAACAGAGGTTCAAATACGACGCCAATTACAACGCCGCCCTCGGCAAGGCTTATTTTGACCATCAGACCAAAGTATTCGGCGGCGACCCGGAAAAGGGTGCGGCTGCGTACAACGCCGGTCCCGGCAGGTTGCGGGAGGCTATGGCAATGGCCGCAGCCCATGGCGGGTCGTATAAGGATTACCTGCCAGCCGAAACACAGAACTACCTCGGCAAAATATTCGGTCAACAGCAGGCTGATGTAGAATTGCCTCCCAATGCTAGGCCAACAGCGTATACGGGGGGAGTAAATGAGCCGATTTCTCAAGACGTTAGCAATCAATACGCACCCTTCGTTGACCCGCGTGAGGAAAAAATCGCAGAAGGCATGGCCGGCGAGGCCGTTAAAGGCGCCAATACCCCCACGCAACTGGCGCAGAACCTTTCAATTCTTGAGCGGGTGCTAGGCAAGGAATTCGACCCGGCAACGCGGCAAGCCATCATGGCCGCTGGCCTGCGCATGATGACAACCCCCGGCAATATCGGCACCGTTCTCGGCACCGCCGGTATGCAGGGCATGGCGACGTATAGCGAAGCCAAGCAGATGGAGCAGGCGCAGGATGAAGCGCGGAGAAAACAAGCGTTTGAACGAGAGAAGTTTGAGCGGCCATACGAGCGAATGACGGCGCAACAGAAAGCCGAGTCAGGACTAAAACCATATCGTATTGGCGCGGATGGTAAACTTGAACCTACACCGGGCGGTTCTGCTGATCCGGCTACTGTCAGATCACTAGCTGAAGCAAAAGTACCACCAAGTTCAATGTCTCCGCAATCGTTGGAAGTTTCCGCAGACGTGTACCGCATGACTGGCAGACTTCCGCCCAACATGGGCAGAGGTATCCAGGGTAATCAAGAAGCAGCCATAATCAGAAACCGCGCCGCTGAAAAAGAACAAGATGCGGGCGGCGATCCCGCAGATTGGGCAGATCGCTGGCAACAATTCGGCACGCGCGCAACTGGATTACGTACATTAGAAACTCGTGCCGCTGGCCTGACGCTTGCCGAAAATGAGGCGCATGCGTTGGTGCCTCGTGTGCGAGAGTTGCTTGGCACAGTAAATCGCACGCGTTTTCCTGACCTGAACAAACTCATTATTGCTGGTCAAACCAAAACTGGAAACGAAAATGAAATTAAACTTGGCATCGCCATCGGCAGTTTAATTCCAGTGTACGCACGAGTTCTGAAGCCCGTCGGGCAAGTTGGTCAGACCGATATGGCTAATGCTCAACATCTGCTGGAACAGAAGTGGGCAACTGGCCAAATGGGCGCCGCGCTCGATCAATTTGAGGTAGAGCTACACTCCGCGAAAGACGCATTGGCTCAGGCGCGCAAGGAGTATGGCGCAAGTGGACCATCGCTCCCCGGAAGACCTGAAAAGAAGGCAGAAACGCCACCCCCTGCTAATCCCGCCGCGCCGACTGCTGAGACTAGAATCCCGCCCCGTCCCGCATCTTTGGCGGGAATTAAGTTGAAGTATGATCCAAGCAAAAACCATTTTGTTGCCCCGGATGGCGCTCGATATGATGCTTCTGGCAAGCCAGTAGGAGGTCCGTAATATGGCAGACAATTTGATCGATGTTCCTGACGACAATTTGATCGATGTTTCGGATACTAATTTAGTTGACGTTCCGAAGGAATCTACGGCGCAGCCAGCGCTGACGGCTCAACAACGCTATCATCAATCTTTGAAAGGGTACCATGATCAGGGGACTGAAAATCCTGACGTTGCCCCGGGCTATGTTTCTCCTGAAACTTCCAAGGCGTTTGCGGAAGCTAAATCAAACACCTCATCACTCGGATCGCAATGGGGCGACGTTGGAACCGGTGCTGCAAAGGGCCTAGCCGGCGGGATTTTTGGGGGTTTTGTTGGTGACATTGAATCTTTTGGCAGGCTTCCTTTTCAAATTCCAGGCGTCCGAGAATATATAGCTGATGTTTCTCCACATACCGTTATTCCGACGTCTGAAGAGGGCGGATATTTAGGCCCACGCGGCCTTGGCGCATTTAACGCGCCTGAAACTCCGGAAGAAAAAGGCGGCGTTTTTACAGGATCTTTGTTAACCCCATTCGCTGCGACTGCACCACTCAAGGCGCTGAGAGGTGCGAGCAAGCTTTCTTCATCTGCTGCTGAGATTGCTAACGCCGCTGAACGTCAAGGGATTAGTATTCCACGAGCTGCAGTTACAGACAACCGTGAAATGCAAACTGCTGCTGGGTATCTGAAAGAGATTCCATTTGTAGGAACTCCGCTCGTAAAAGCCTCCGAGAAAGCATTGAGTGAAATTGAAGATCTTTCAGACCGAACAGTTTCCGCGCTTGGAAGCGGCAACAAACTGCGTGCCGGAGACATTGCTTCTGATGCAATTGAGGGGTGGGTCACTGGCAAAAGCAAAACAATAGCCACAAAACTATATGACGCAGTTGACCCGTTAGTTAATCCAGAATTCACTCGCCCATTGTTTGAGACAAAAAAGGTGGCAAACGAAATTGCCGCCAAGCGCGCGAATGCAAAAATTTCAGGAGATAGTCCGGCAATCAGAGAGATTGAAGATGCATTGGCATCTCCGGGAATGAATTATAACGGCGTCAAAGACTTGCGCACATATATTCGAGAGATGACACCGCAAGAAATGGTTGCAAAAAACATCAACAAGAATGAAGCAAAAATAATTTACGACGCCTTAACCACCGATCTTCGTGCGACGATACTTGATGCTGGTGGTCCCGATGCGCTGAAAAAGTTCGATAAAGCGAACGATGTTTATAACATTATTGCAGATCGCAGAGCCAGTATTGCCAAGGTAATTGGCGTAAGCGCCGACGCTGCCCCGGAGAAAGTTATTGATAGAATTACAGCAATGGCAGGAAATGCCGGATCGGCTGATTACCAAACACTTCAAAAAGTTCGCAAGTCAATTGGTCCAAAGTCTTGGGACGAGGTATCGTCTGCAATTCTCGCAAAAATGGGGCGTGCCAATCCGGAGGCTGCATTTAGCGCAGACCAATTTGTAACTGCGTGGAATAAACTTTCTCCCAGCAGCAAACAACTATTGTTCAATTCAACTAACCGCCCCGGAATAATAAATGATCTGAATGACCTTGTGACGCTTTCAGGCGCACAAAAAAACCTAAGTAAATATGCGAACCCAAGTGGATCTGGCAAAATTGCAACGTTTGCAGCGATGATTCCAGCTATGTGGACTGCGCCGCTACCTACGATTGCTACAATCATTGGCGGAAGACAGATGGCAAAATTTTTTGCTTCTCCTATTGCAATCAAATCAACAGCGCAATGGGCAAAAGCCAATAATGCTGCATTCACAACTCCAAACATAATGACAACGGCAAGACTACTTTCTGCAAGTGACAATATAGCGAAAACCTTAAATCGAGAATTTGGCGGCAATTTTTCCGCAAAAGACTTCATACCGCCGGGTCAGGCCAACGAACCCCCCCGCGCCACGGGCGGCTCCGTGTTCGACAAGATGCACGCGGCTAAGCATATGCAAGAGGGTGGTGGGTTATCTTCTTTTCTTGAGGGAGAATACAGCGGCAATAAGGAAGGCCAGCATGGCGGAGGGTATTTAGGTATTGAAAGCCCTACAGGGAATGCAGGTATTGGTGGCCAAGGCTGGAGAGAGAATACACCGGAAGGACGCTTGGGCCGTGCTTCAATAACCAACGTTGACGTTGGTCACAAAATAGGCGACCTGAACTTAACAGGGAGTTACAGAGCTAACCAGCGTGAGATTGCAAGGCCGCCGGCGGGAGACAATACTTATTTTGATCCGATAGAGCACTCTGGTCAAAAATTTCGCATGCCGAATGACATAGACAAGCGGTTTATGCTAGGGCTGTCAAAACAATTTTCTGACGGCGGCTCCGTGTTCGACAAGATGCACGCGGCAAAGCATATGGCGGAGGGTGGCGGGACCGACGCCCCTTTTAACGAATGGGATGCCGTCCCGCGCAATGCCGAGGGCATCCCACAGATCAGGATTGAAAAGCCGCCAGTTAATGAGGCGGACGAAGCGCAGGCCGCGCGTGAGGCAGCCGCCGCTCGCGTTGCTGGCAACGTAAGGGGCGCACCATACGAGCCAACGCCGCCATCCACCGAAGGCAAGACGTGGATGATGGAGCCCGGCATGGAGGCCATGCTGTCTGGCAACTATGAGATGCCGCCAAATGTCCGACTAAACGATGCTGGTATTCCGTACAACGTTGAGACCGGCGAAGAACTACAAATGGCTCGCCGTCCTAACGTCCTTCCTTTTACCAGAACGCCGGATGGTGTTCAGTGGGCCATGCCGAAGATCGCCGAGCTGGCGGGCGACATCCTTAACCCGTTGGCGGTTACCAAGGGCTTAGCTTTGAATCCCGGCGAGTTTGCTTTGGGGTCAGGGCCAATCCGCGCTTATCACGGCAGCCCGCACGATTTCGACAAGTTTGATCTAGCCAAGATCGGAACAGGCGAGGGCGCGCAGGCTTACGGGCATGGGCTGTATTTTGCGGAGAACCCAAAAGTAGCGGAAACATATAAAGCACCTGCTGGCGTTATTGCCAAAGCACCGCAGGGATGGGTACAGGACACTGCGAGCAACTTTATTAGTGAGCATGGAAAGGAAGGCGCTCAAAAAGTATTAACAGACTTGATGAGTAAGTCTCCCGAAATGAAGGCAACATTTTCTGATGTTCTCGCAGCCGTAAAAAATTCAAAACCTTTGGGGAAGATGTATGAAGTCGAGTTAAATGCCAACCCTGAGCATTTTTTAGATTGGGATAAGCCATTGGCAAAGCAGGGCAGCGCGCTAGATCAGAAATTATACGATTTGCTCGGTAATAGCGGAATTAGCAAAGCCGAAACGAATTTCATTATTAACAATAAAACCGGTCAAGATGTTGTTAGGAGAATAGCAAAACCATCTTATCCAATACGCGATACGGTTAGCGAGCCTTGGCGTGCGTCAGGTGCAGGTTCTTTAGATGAGGCATTAGGGATGGTTGGTGGCGATAAAAAGAGAGTAAATACAGTCCTTACCCCAAACCCTGCTTACACCTCGCAGTCATTGAACGAAGTAGGAATCCCCGGTATCAAATACCTAGACCAAGGTTCGCGCGCAGCCGGTGACGGATCGCGCAACTACGTCGTGTTCGACCCCAAGATAATCCAGATCATGAAGAAGTACGGCATGACGCTTCCAGCGGCTACCGCTGCATACGAAGCCATGAAGTCCAATCAAGAAAAGACCGGATTTAAAAAGGGCGGCTCCGTGTTTGACAAGATGCATATGGCGCGCAAGCGAGCGGAGGGTGGCGGGACCGACGCCCCTTTTAACGAATGGGATGCCGTCCCGCGCAATGCCGAGGGCATCCCACAGATCAGGATTGAAAAGCCGCCAGTTAATGAGGCGGACGAAGCGCAGGCCGCGCGTGAGGCAGCCGCCGCTCGCGTTGCTGGCAACGTAAGGGGCGCACCATACGAGCCAACGCCGCCATCCACCGAAGGCAAGACGTGGATGATGGAGCCCGGCATGGAGGCCATGCTGTCTGGCAACTATGAGATGCCGCCAAATGTCCGACTAAACGATGCTGGTATTCCGTACAACGTTGAGACCGGCGAAGAACTACAAATGGCTCGCCGTCCTAACGTCCTTCCTTTTACCAGAACGCCGGATGGTGTTCAGTGGGCCATGCCGAAGATCGCCGAGCTGGCGGGCGACATCCTTAACCCGTTGGCGGTTACCAAGGGCTTAGCTTTGAATCCCGGCGAGTTTGCTTTGGGGTCAGGGCCTATCAAGAGTGACCCTAAGCTATGGCATGGTATTTCAAAAATAAAATTGCCAAAACCTATTTCTGAAATGAATGCAACACGGTCTCCTATTGCGGAAATAGCAGAAAAACAAATAGTTCCATCTGATCTTCAGGGTGGGTTACTTCTTCCAGCTATTGGGGATAGATCAATAGCCAACGCAAATTTACATGGGTTCAACGGATATAAATTTGAAGAACCAGTGCCAATGCAAGGAGGCCACGGCTTTATGGCCGCCAACGCTGACAAAGATGTTGCATGGGCATCAGGAAGCCCCGTTATAGGGCGCATTGCTAGTGATGTTAGAAAATTAAATGAAAGCGGAAACCCTATTTACTTTCCGTATACAGCGATGGGCGAGAGGTCTGTAGACTTTTCACATCATATTTCTTCAACTCTTGCTGAAGCTTTGAAACAACAACCGTTGACTAGAAATGCTGAACGGCAATTTAACGCTGCAATGAAATCAGATGCTGGATCATTTGGTGCAGTTAAAAATTGGCCGGGTGTAAACTCACCTTATCTTAAGGACTATCTTCTTTCGTCAAAAGGCGACGTAAGAAATAAATTTGCCAAATTAATGGATACAAATAATTTTCAATCTCTTGGTTTTCCAAATGTTGCTGAAGCAAGATTTGCAGTAACTGATCCAAGATTGCTCAACGCTCCTACCGGAGCTGCTGGCATATCTGTATCAAAATTAGACCCGTCAGGAAAAATTTTGAAAGATGTATCCGGTCATTTAACTTATGACACAGATTTGGGCGGGAAATATGTTGGGGGTCTGGGGCGATCAATTCCAAAAGAAGTTTTCTACCCTGACCTTCTTTCTGCATATAAAAAACTAAATTATGAGCCGTTTCAATATGATTATTTAATGTCAAGAGGAGTTACTGGGGCACCTAGAGCACAAAAAGCAAACCAAAAATGGGTTGATAATGTTTCAAAATGGATTGAAAAAAATCCAAAAGAAGAAACTAAATTTAATTCCGGCGGCTCCGTGTTCGACAAAATGAAAAGAGCATCAAAATGATCCGCATAACCGTTGTCCTGTTGGCGTTATCTTCCCCGGCATTGGCGCAATCGCCAAGCCTCGGCATATGCCACGGCGAATTTGCCCTATGTGCAGCCGCCAGCACGGAACCAACCAACCGCAACATTGTGGTCAAGGGCGTCACATTCCGCGAAGGACACTCGGTCTGCCCAGTGCTGCGCGGGCCGTCTATTGCCGACCTTGGCCTCATGAACGGTTCCTGCGCCACGCCAAAAGGCAAGGTATGGTCGCTGTTCTCAGCCCGTAGCAAATATCCGCAGGCACCCGACTGGAAGGTCAAGACCGCCGTTCACCGCGCCTTTACAACAACCGCAGCGCCCGGCGGCGGCATGTCAAACATGTGGTCGTTCCCGTGCGTCGTGCGACCCACCCGCGTCAACGGTCACAAGCTCGCCGACTGCTACGGCCCCATGAACGAAAGCCCGTGGACTACAACCGCCATCGGTGCCGGGGTAAAGATCGTCACGGACGCGCCCGCCGGCGCGCCTAATCCGGTCGGCGGCAACATCCCGTGACCGCCGCCAATTTCAGCAAGTGTCTGGCGCTGGTCCTCAAACACGAGGGCGGCAACGACGACGATCCACAGGACCCCGGCGGGCGCACGTCTCGCGGCATAACCCAACGGGAATACACATCTTGGCTGGGCGAGCCGAAAGACGTCTGGAAAGCCACCGACAAGGAAGTCAAGGCAATCTACAAAACCCAGTACTGGGATCCGTGGTGCGATCGCCTGCCGGACGGGGTTGACTACGAAGCCTTCGATATGTTCGTCAATATGGGGCCTGTGCAGGGCGCTCGTATTATCCAGCGAGCCGTGGGCGTCACAGCCGATGGGCATATGGGCCTCGTGACCCTAGACGCCATTTTAGGGCAATTCGACAAATCGTCTATCATCCGGCAAATAAGCGACCGGCGGAGGGCTTTTTACCGGTCACTGAGGACGTTTAGCCATTTCGGCAGGGGCTGGCTGCGGCGGGTCGATGAAGTCGAACAGGCGGCCCTTAAAATGGTCGTGGCAGAACCCATTCCGCAAGGCATTATGTCCACAGACTTGCCCGATACTGCCCCTAGGGCGTCCACTCAGAAGGCCGACGACAAAGCCCTCAATATGACCCCAGAAACTGCCGGCGGTGCCTCTGCGGGCCTTGGCAGCGTCACGGCAACCATTGACCAGATACAGCAGCAACTGGCCCCCTATTCGGACACTATCCGGTACGTCAAATACGGCCTCCTTTTGCTGACCATTCTTGCCGCAGGCATTGCGGTATGGGGCTTGATTAAGCGCAACCGCGCCAAGGACGCTTCAAATTGATGATTTCCTTTTTATTCTCGCCCCTCGGCAAATACTTGTTTTTGGCCGCCCTCATCGCGTCAAGTTGGGTCGGCATAAAAATACACTACGAAAATGTAGGTTATCAAAAAGCCATTCACGCCATAGCCGCCCAGGATGGCGCAGCCAAAAAGGAAGCCGATCGTGCCAAAGACACTGTTGAGAAATGTTTTGCTGATGGCGGCGACTGGAGCGTTGCTGATGGGGTGTGCATCCTCGCCGGTCCCGGCAAGCGTTAGCGGCCTTAACAAGGTCTTCCGCGATCCTGGATTTGCCGTCAAGGGCAAGACACGCCGCGATCAAGAATGGATTAGCGAAACACAGGAAGCTGGCATCCGCGTTCTCGGGTGGAAGCGCCCTCGGCAATGATTGACGTGGCGCACATGGAATATCAAACACTGGTTAATTGGGGCGTTTACATATCAATCGCAATTGGCGGCTGGTTCTGTAAACAAATATGGGACGCTGTCGGAAAATTAAAAGAAGACATACACAAAATTGAAGTTGATCTGCCGTCGATCTACATTCGCAAAGACGAATTTGCCGATAGCATGAAAGAAATAAAAAACATGCTCAATAAAATCTTCGACAAACTTGATGAAAAAGCAGACAAGTAACCCCGGCAGCCGAAACCGCCGGGGCTATTTATCTTAACGAGCTACAAGAAGACCAGTGGTCGCACCAGCGCCCGCGCCGATCACGGCATAGGAACCGGCAACGCCAACAGTCGAAGTCGCCGCAAGCGTGCCACCGGCAATCGAGCCGCCAGCCGCGCCGACGATCGCGCCAACGCCAAAACCAAGAGCGCCGCCGACAATCGCGCCGCCAACGATACGGTCAAGCGGCGAGCAATTGGCCGGAATGAAGAAAATCCCACATTCCAGAATCGACGGCGAACGATCAACGTGGCGATCTTTGGCAACAGCCGGAGCCGCCGACAAGGCAAGCGCGGCAAGCGTAAGAGCAAGTTTTTTCATTTCAGAACTCCTCAAGTTAATGGGCGGAATGCCCGGTCGAACGGGGATTAAGCCCCCGAAACATATGCGATCACAAGGCGAGCGGGGTATACGCCTTCACGAACAAGGCGATTGTGATTTCCTGAAACAATGATTGGGTTGTTGCCCTCAAACCCGGTCACGATGCCGACGTGGCCCCCGTTGCGGCCTCGTGCGAATACAGCAATTGCTCCGACCTGTGGGCTTACATGCGGCAGGGTGGCCCAGTCGCGGGCCCGGTTGGGGTTCTTGATCTTGGCTGCGGCTTCAGGCGCAACCATCGCCATGAACTTGCCGCACCATACGGCGTTCCAACCGGTAGGATTTGTGCCAAGGTAGTGCCGCGCCTTATCTACCAGATAGTCGCCGGACGCAACTACGTCTGAAACAACGCGCCGGGCGTGCTTGTTTGCCTTGCGGGTAATCTCAACGAAAACTTTCGGTGCCTGATGTACTTCATCGGATTGCCTGCAGCCTCTTTCGTCACAGAAAATATACGATTCGGCAATGCGTGGCTTGGCATAGGCGGACGTCGTAATAAACAAAGCAGCAATAGCAACTGCCATGATCTTAAGTGTCGTCATAGGAGACCCCTTTTGAGTTGGGTTATTATGGCGCGCGCTTAGGATTAAGCGAACGTAGTTTTTAAGACTAACAAAACACCCAATAATATCATAAATGTCACAAACAATACAAGGCTAACAAGGAAGTAAGTAACCACACTATAAGTGTAGACCTCTGGCTTTAGATTGAGACTTTTTAGCCTATAAGGCTTATGAAAACCCATTTTTCACCCGATAAGTAAGAGAAAAAAGTAAAATATAACTGAAAACGCCAACGACATCACGGAAATCATTGTTATTTCCAATATTGCGTTCATTTTATCTTCCTTTTTGCAACGCTGGACACGCCAGACCCAAGCAAAAACTGACGATGAATAAACTCTAGGGATTCCAGCAATGTGGCCTGGTTGCCTTCTAGGATAGCCTGCGCGGCTGTATCCGTTGCCGCGTCGAGCATCGTCACGATGCTTCGGATTTCTCCAACAAGTTTGACCATTTCATTCCCCCTGTTCATCACCGTCTATCTCCCGTAGCATTTGAGTGTAGACGGCGGCGTCATCCAATGAATCCGCATGCCCCCCGTTGTCGAATGATTGGGCATATCGGCACATTTTCATTATTACCATTGTAAAGGTTACAAATCGGTTAATGTCGTCTGCTGTTTCCAGATTGATTTTACCATCGAAAATTTCCCACAAGACGTTACCAACACGCTTATAAGTGTCTCCGTACTGGGCATTGCGCTGCTGATACAGCTTTGCAAGTTCAGCTAGTTGGCTTGGGACGGTCATTGGCTACCTGAAATGAGACAACGCCAGCTTTCTTGAATGTATCAATGACGTCGTCTCGATCATCGAAAATGCAAAGAACATCGGATTTGATATCTTTAAATCGCGTTATCGCAAGGTCCATTTTCATCACCGGAGCAGGCCGGTAGTCGGTGTCTTTCCGCATCAACAATTCATTGTACGGAATGTCGTGTTTTGAGAGCCACTGCAAAGTATCTTGCCGCCATTTTTCAGGACGTGCTGTAATGAAAATAATCGCATGCCCCGCATCGGCCAAAGCTATCAAAATATTAACCATGGCCGATATCGGCAGATCATACGCGGCTTCAGAATGGTAAGTGTCCCAATCCCCGCCAATGAGCGGGTCGCGCCATGTGGCGTTAGACACTGTGTGGTCTATGTCGCACAATACGGTTTTCATGGAAGTATTCTTGGCCCGGTTCCCGGCTTACGCTTTGGTAATGCGGTGCGAATCGCTCGGATCGTGGGGGAGACCACTGTCGACCCGTCCAGCCGGGGGTCACTTTGCGGCTGGTTAACCAAAGACCAAGCTCCTTATTTCAATTTCAAATAATCCTCAAACGCATTAACTGCGGCGTCACACCCAAGAGCTACACAAACAAACGCGCCTGCCTTTGCACACGCTTCGAGATATTCTACTTGACCATCCTGCCACCTAGACTTCGTATGGTCTCGGCGCTTAATCTCGCACACGAACGCTGGCGAGCCGGGAATTATAACGTCAGCCGCGCCAGGCGTCATGCCCTCGGCCTTGTGACGCGCTGCCTGCATAAAGGACCTCTTGCCCTCATTTCTGACATGCACCGCAATCAGCCCCCATGATAGGGGCCATTGTCGCCTTAACCTAGCGAAAAATGTAACCTGTTCAACCGTCTCGCTCGGGCATACCCCCCGAAACTCAAGATTGCCATAGAGATTAAGGTTATTCGGGAATTTCATCTATTGGCCTGTTGTAAGCAAAAACACGATAAAACCCCGTTTCCGGGTCTTTTGAATAAGTAATTGTTTGCGGTGCAACATTTCCTAGGGCAAGAAATAAATCCCGGTCCCTCGCGGCACGGCTCCATGTGGGCTGCCTCATTAGCCAGAAAGCAAACGACCTATATGGGGTTATAACGTCAATTCTCTCGGTCTGTTTACCCGTCCGGCTGATTGACGGCTTCACCGTCCATGACACAACCTTGTCGGTCTGCCTATTGGTCGGATCGCGCTTCATCTCCTGAAATTCAATCCGCAGCTTGTCGTTTGGATTAACAATTTCGCCTTTGCAGGATTCGCAATATCTTGCCGCTATGTCGTTTGGTTCATCGCAATGCGGGCATTCTTTGCTGGTCCAGCGATATCCGCATTGCACCAAATCGCCAGCCACGACTAACTTGCTCTGGCACCGCCGACCGAAATGACCTGGCATTGATCCAAATTCGGTCGGGATAGCAAAGCCGTCTAAATCAACCCAGTAGCCGTGATTATTTGTTTCATAATTATCTGGATTAGGGCGGGCCTTAAATTCGTTTTCGACGTTACAAAGCGGGCAAACGCATTTTATATATTTATTACCTGTGGCGGGATTTGCCGTCACCTCCGGCGCGAACACGTCGCCATCAGGACAGTGCCTCTCAAAGTTTTCAGCGTAATCAAGCAAAAGGCAATCTTGCTTGCCATCGCTGATACGCAAGCCCCTGCCTATGATTTGTTGCATTAGCCCGACGCTTTCTGTCGCCCGCAGGAGCGCAATAACGTCAACGTGTGGGGCATCAAAACCCGTAGTCAACACGGCAACGTTGACGAGATACTTGATCTCGTGCGCCTTGAACCTAGACAATATGTCGACCCGCTCGGATCGCGGAGTATCGCCAGTAACAATCGCAGACAAGCCAGGTGGAAGACTGGCCATACATTCTTCCGCATGACGAACCGTTGCCGCAAAAATCATGACGCCGCGGCGATCTTTTGATTGGGCAACGACATCCGCAATGATGGCCGATGTTTTCCGTCCATGTCCGTGATAGGCCGTGTCTACGTCCTCGGCGTTAAATTGGCCCCGGCTGTTTATCTCCATGTGCGACGTGCGGTAGCTGACGGCACGAATGGCGCCGATCACGGGCTTGGTAAGATATCCTTGGTCAATCAATTCCCTTGCCTGAATCCTGAACACACATTTTTCAAAATACGGGCTTTCCGTTTGATAAGCGGGCACTGGTTTTCCATCGGGAAATAACCCAAATATATAACCGCTGTTTAACCGATACGGCGTTGCCGTCATGCCGACTACGCGGAGGTTCTGGTTTTTCTCCCGCATGGCTTGGACGATGCTTTTTACTGTTGGCGATATTCCGTGGCATTCATCAATAATAACCATTGCGAATTGATCGCCAAACTTATTGATGCGGTTTTTCACGGTCATCGGCGTTCCAAAAACAACAGGATGCCGCAAGGATACCTTGCCTGCGCTTGCCGAAAAGATCGACGCCGGGTTGCCTGTTGCAAGATACTTTTCATGATTTTGCACGACTAACTCGCTTGACGGCGCGAGACAAAGGACGTGTTTACCATTGCTGTATTCGTGGATTGTTTTTGCCACGGCTGCAATAATATGCGACTTACCGGAACCGGTAGCCGCTTCAATCATGCAAAACGCACGCGACCTCTTCACCCATTGGATGATCGCGTCGTGTGCGTCTTGCTGATAGGGACGAAGCATTATTTCAACAGCCAATATTCGCTTGGCAGCCCGCGAAACGGTTCTAGATTGGCTTCTGGCGCAATTGACTTGATTGCTTTTGCGTAGCTGATCGAACCCTCTTTTTTAACAAGTGTTAAATTGCGAGAACCAAACTTTGCGCTTTTGCCATTGGAAATCTGAACTAAGCTGTCAATTATCTCTTTCTTCCGTTCTGTCGCGGCATCAATTGACCGCACCGTGTCGTCGTATTCCGCCAGAAGCTGCAAGGCCCGTGGGGTATCAATTAACGCCCGCTTTGGGGCTAGGTGGCCTTCCGCATTTTCCCGCTCACGCAGATATTTGTTCCAAAAGGCGAACAACGCCGGCGTAGATGAATCTAGAAAAGTGTCGTCTCGATCTACGCGCTCAAGGCTAGTACCCGCTGGAGCCCACTGGTAAAAATCGCACCACTTGCGATCTGTCACCAATAGTTGAATCTGAATCTGCGCGTAATAGTGCATTTGATCCCGCGCCGTCTTGAACGGGATAGGCTTTTCCAAGTTGCGGTATGAAAATGGGCATTTAACTTCAATCAGCCCGTCAGATCCGATCAAACCGTCTGGCGATGCACCAAGCCAGTCTTTGTATTCAAAAAAACCGCATTTCTCGACGGTTTTGTTTGTTTCCATCGAATATTCTTGAATGGCACCGTTTTCGTTTGACGTGCCCCATGTTGTGGCAATGTTGCCTTCAAATTCGGACGGTGCACCGTGCCACTCTCGAACCATCCTGCGCATGACGTCATCTGGTGACGACCACGGTGAGTGGCCGAGTATTGCCCCGACCGACGACCCCGTCACGCGACCCTTGCGGACGTTAAACCATTTCTCGCTTCGCTGTTCCATGTGGCTCCCCTGTGAATTGCTTGCCTTGCCTTGCCTTGCCACGCCACGCCTCGCCCGGCCCTGCCGCGCCACGTGGTACTTATTGTAC